TCGCCGAAGACAGCCACCTGGCCCGCACACGTTAGCATCTCTTCTTCAGGGCTATTCGCCCTGTCGACGGCTAGGGGTCCCTTTGACCCCCTAGTCCATAGCGTACCCGCTAGGGCCACGCTTAGAAATACCAAGCTCTGTACGGGGAAGGTACAGGAGGAGCCCATGGTAGAGAACTTTCGTAACTCTACGGTCGATTTCTCGACCTCGATTACATGGGTCCGACATGCACGGAGAGCATGCAACAAGCCTTGGTTGGCTCGGAACATATTCCCCACGCATTCGCAGGAGACTCGATCCGATGCGGATGATAGGTCTATCGTCGCAAGGGATCCGTCCAATGAACCCTTTCGAGCAAGCTCACGGTTCAAGGATTGGTCATCAAAGTTGACGAACTTTCCTATCCACGTGCGGCTCACACGAGTTCGCATGTAATGCCATATATTCTGTTGGCACCACATATGCTCATACGGTTCCTCGGCAATTAGCCTTGGTTTCGTAAGGGTCTTTGGAACATTCAACAGGAGGCTAGGGACTATGTCCGAAGCACAGGAGACGACTTCCACGGCATCTCTGCCGTAATGAAGCATTCCCCACACCCTATTGAACGAGGCTGCAATCCAGCTACGCCAATCGTGGAATGCACAATCCGCGTAACTAAAGACGGATTCCAAACGCTCAGGCCAGTTGACGAACCGGTAACGGTTGCTTCCGGCCTTCGCATTCGAAACGGCTCCAGGGCCGTGACTGAAGCGCCACTCCAGTGGGTCGTAGAGACCCAGGGTGAGCGCAACCATGCGAGATGTTTGATCAAGCATGGCAAGGAGGGACTCTCTGTTGCGGTGAATTTCTGTTCTCACCGCCTCGTCGCCCGGGGGGGCTTCGAGGATTTTCTTCGCATAGTACGGAGATTGGGCAAAGCCCTTAAATACATCCGCGCCTTGCGTTGAGTCCGCTTCTTCTCGGGTCCACCACGGATCCGGAAGCGGCAACAGATTGTCAGTGGCGAGAAATTCTTCCACCTCACGGTGAACAGCCTCGTCACTACATCGATACTGTGCTTTCTTAGCCAGATACAGAAGCTGGCGCAGAAACAAGATAGCACAAACATCAGCATCCTCCTTCAATCGTCCGTTTACGTCAAAAACGAGCAGGTACAGTCCCCGGAAAAGATTCGGGATCGGTACCCTTCGACCCGCCCCATTTGTACAGGGGAGGCCAGAAGTTGTATACTCGCCGGCCGCAAGACACCTGTCAAGGTGCTTGCCTGCCTGCGGGAGGTCTACCATGAAGAACGGTAAGCCTCTCGCTATGGCGTAAGATGTGAGACGCGACCAATCTTTCGACAAGTCGTGCTCTAGGTTAGGGTACGCGTACAGGACGTCCCGAAGGACGTTCAAGTACACATTACAGAGATCGACGACGTAGCGTTGGGCCTCGAGCTTTCGCTCGTGGTCCAGTCGGGTGGTGGTGTGAGCCATAAAGGTTCTTTCCACGATCCAACTACGCTATGCTCGTGCAGCCTTTGCAGGCTGTCAGACACACACAAGACGCAACCAGTTGCCTCGAGTAGAGGCTCGCTCAGTAAGGCGACAACCAAAGGAAGCCGCCGCTCACCCCCGACGAGGGGGTGCCTAGCAGAGGGGGGATCAGCCTCCCCACTAGGTCACACCGCATATAGGCCGCAAGGCCCGCGAACCCATAAGGGTTCTCCGCAGTGTGATGATGTCCTGAGCGCGCATGCTCGAACGCATGACTCCACGTAGGGGGTCATCCTTCAACACCTACCACCTTGGAAAGGTGGCAGACACCTCCGGTTCTCCTCTACGTAGTCTTGCCGAAAAGGGAGTCTTAGGACTCCCATCCCAGCAACGAGACCAGTTTCGCGTCGGATGAAGCGATGAGCCAATCGCACAAGGCGTCGGCCACTTTGACGTCCGTATCGGACGGCAGTTGCTCCACCACGACGTAAAACTTCCGCTGGTACTCCGCGACCTCGGAGGTCGCGAAGATGGTCTGGGTCACCTCCACGTTATGACGATCCTTGGCGGGACTTCCCGTCGTCGGATTCGCCTTGACGTTCGAGTGTCGAACCTTGACCTTGGTCTCAGTCGTCGCCGTACGGTTCAGATATTCCGAACTGTAGGCGTCCTGGTTGATCTTCGAACACACGATGTCACCATCGGCGTGCGGAAGAGTGAGTGTGTCTCCGAGCATAAGAATCTCCAACTCCTCAAGTTATCTTCGCAGTCCCAGTTGAACCGCTAGACTCCCGAGGATACCGAGTTGACCTCCCGTGAGGGAGGGTAGTGTAGGAATAGACGGTAGGAGGGGTAGCACGGACCCGAGAGGGATCCTTCGCTTAACCTCCATTCCCATCCAGTATGGGCCCTTACAAAGGACCCACGCCGGATTGGAAGCTGAAGCAGTCATCAGCGTCATTGAGGCGCTGTGCTGCATGAAACAGCTTCCGGCCAGTGTGATTGGGAGGGCATTATTGTTGGCGGCTAACCAGTCGCCTAGCCCAAAGAACCAATCGTGGAGCCAACTCCAAGGAGTCAGCTCCCATGCCGCCGCCAGGCCGCCAGGCCCGTTCAAACCCATCGCCAAACGACCAGCCAAATTGGCCATCTCGTCAGGCGTAGAGGGGAGGGTGGCCCCACTTGCTAACTTCCACTGAGTACTTACCCAGCGGTGGCAAGTGAAGAGGGTCACTTTGCGGTGGTAGAGGAGAGCGCCGATGGACTGGGTGCATTTCTGCCCCTCGTCATACTCGGAACTCTCGACCGGCCAGTTAAACCGTCGTCGGATGGATTTACCTGCTGCGAGATTACCCAACATCGCCAAACGCTTGGCAATAGCGTCCGTGACGCCGAGCATCTTCGACAGGTCGGAGATGAATGGTGCCCAACCGAATCGCCAAGCCAGGTTCGCAGCCGCGGCGTCTTTCAGCCACTGTGCTGGATTGCCTAGCCCGGAAAACCCGGACCTCTTTCGAGATCCGAGTAGATCCGATAGGAATTGACCCCCTCTGCTACGGATAGCATTGGGGATCTGCGCCAACATCTTCGGAAGATCTTTCAACTCGCCAAGAGCAGTCGGTAGCCCGATGTGGGGCCGACATGGGTTGCTCATAGCGGCGCCGTGAGACGCCATCCCCTGCAGCTCAGCAACGCTGGGCACAGGAAAACGGCTCTCAGGGTCTATAGCTGAGTACTGACCAGTTATAGGGTATTCACCCGTAAACTCCCATTTCGGGTACGGTACAGTAGGGTAGCTACCAGACAGTGTCGGATAGTACTGAGATACCTTCTTGAGTAGGAACGGGTTATCCTGATCCCACTCTCCGACGGTGTCCCAGCAGTCCGCATAACTGCCCTGCTGACAGGATCCATTGTAGGTCGCCAAAACCGCACCGGTAGTGATTGAGCGTTTAACGCATTGACCACTTTCGGTGTGTCGGTTACTGTACGAGCGATACCTGTCAACCATGAGAGATCTCCACCATCCTATTCCTTGTCCCGC